ATCGTTAAATCTGCTTAGCAAGAAGCCTAGCCAAAACTTCATAATGCCTCGAGAAGGAACATCCACTAGCAAGACTTCCTGCTAAGCAGACATAACGCCACCCATACCTCAAAAATGCAATTAGCTGTCAAATTAACATTAGTAGCAAAGAACACGTGTGCGAAGAGATAGAAACTTAATACTACCCCTTAACCCTTAAAGTCATTTTAGTGAGCATGTGAACTATATGATAAACTATATACTACGTTAAAATTTGTTCGATTTTAGGAACTAGAGAGTTAAATTATAAGTCATCGAGGCTGAACTCAATTTCATCGTCTCGTGTTGGAAACGATGACACGGCCCTGAGAGATGCATCAAGATCAGTGGATGCTGAATATGAGTCAGATTCAGTATCACTTTCTGGCCCATCAATCTCGGTTGCTGATGTTACTGGCAGTAGATTTGGAGTGGGCTGACCAATGTCCCACTCCTGATTATATTTCTTAGCTACAGCAGCTAAATGTTCTGATGGGTGATCCAAGTTTTTGTTCACATAATTACGAATTTCATTCGAAATCATATTCCTGTTTTGAGCCAATAGGGTCAACATTTGAGCACGTGTTGGTTGACTCAATTCATCTAAATTTACGACCCAGTCATCTAGATTTAGAGTTGCGTTCATGTATACTGACAGCAGTTCACCGATCACTCCTGTCCTGTATGTGTATCTATCTTCAATTTCATGAAGCATATCTGTTTCTACTCTAGCATTTACACTCATCGCACTGAAAAATAGTGTAAGTTTAGATGCAAAGGAGTCGGGTGGAGTCAAAAATGATGAATCTGATATTTTCAATGCAATACAAGACTTTGAAAATATCAAACCAACATCATCGAATGGATCGAAATCACCAATGCTTGATATTATTGGGAAGACCCCCACCTTTACTGTGCACGCTAAATCAGTTAAAAACCGCACTACGCCGCAGTGCGATGACACATGTAAGAAGCAGTATTTCAGAATTACTGGCCAAGCCAGTCCAACGCTCATTCTGATGTTCCGTAATTGGTTTAAATGGTTTGACGAGGATTTACTAACCTCGCCAGTTTGATATTTTTGAAATATTTGTATGGCGTCATTTATCCGCTTTATTGCGGTTCCATCCTGCAGCTTTTGTCCCGACATTATCTAGCAGATTTTTGCC